CTCCGTTCCGTCCGGCATTACCACATCAAACCTCTCATACGGCTCATATGTCCAGGCATCACCCAAACGGAGCAATTGGCAATTGATTTGGTTATCGGAGCGGATGCCTGCATAACCGCTGCCACTGCTGACCGTTGCCGTAAAACGTAGTGTATTGGATGCAGAGGAATAAACACGCACCTTGTTTCCACGCTTACGCATTTCAATGGTGTAAACATTAGGATTTGTACGAAGGTCTGCTTTCGATGTCTTGGAAAAGTCCGTGGCATAACTGCCTTTCAGCGTAGAACCCTCATACAGTTCGATACGCTGCGTATCATAATTAAAACAACAAAACAGTGAGCCAAGGAAAATTCCTGCCCTGCCACCGCCATTCTCCGGAAAGATAATCTGTGTCCTCAGATGAATATCGGAAAAACCGTTATAGTTCCACGCAAGCTGACCGTAACCCTCAAGCTGTGAGTATGGTCGGCTCGTATCACCGTAGGGCAAATCCTCCTGCCACACATCCCATTCCCCGGACAGAACCGTCCAGTAACTTTCGGGGATTTTCTGTTCATCACGGAAATCCTCATACCAAACCAGTGCCGAGTCAGGCTTTCTGCGTAGCATTTCCAAGGTCAGTTTAAAGCCTGTGGCGGGACCCACCATATCTCCGTTTACATCCTTGAACTTTCTCGGAGCAAGGGTATATTCCGCTTGTCCTGCAGTCGGCTCTTCGAAAAAATCGGTGCAGACGCGGAAACCATAAAACTGCACACCGTTGACACCGACCGAAATGGTCAGTGTATGCTCTCCGGCAGAAAGGCTCACACCCTTGGCAAGCGTAGTCCAGAAGGTAGTTCTCCAATACGGCCACCACAACCTATCCTCGAAAAAGTAGACAGTGCTGCCATCCAACGATGCGTAGATGCTGTTTTTATCCCAAAACGGATAGCAAAGGCGAATGGCAACATCGTAGGTGCCTGCCTCATCAATGGTAAAACTGTAGGTAGCAGAGCCTTCATCTCCGAGGGTGACCAAAGTTTCCGATACAGAAACCACGCCTTCATAGCTGTCCGGCTCTGCGTTATGGTCGATGATAATATCTCCGAACTCCGTCTTTTGCTGCTTGGCATAGGCGGTCAGATACCTTCTTCGGTTGTAGGTTTCCGACATCTGCGGATATTCCTTGTAAACAGCATCTCTGCCTTCCATGTAGTCATACACATGAGGCAATGCCCACGGTCCCATATCGTAATCATCCCAATAGGAAACAATGGGGATGAAAGGCTGCGGAGGTGCATCATCGGTAAAGTTATACAGACCCTGCATCCAATATTTTGCAGCATAATAGGTGTGGGATGTACCACGATAATACTTACCGAGGTTTTCCGGGGTATCGTATATCTGCCAGTTCCAACCATAGGCAGGCATACCAAGGAACACCTTATCGGGGTTCATTACCTTGGTGGCATAATCATAAATGCCTTCAAGCCAACTTCTTGGAGAAACGGGACCTGGTGCAGAACCCGCCCAAGCCATACCGTAACTCATGATGGATGCCGTATCACAGTATTTATCCAGATCACCATACACGCACCAGTTCTCACCGCCGACTGAACCGTTGACCGAGGTCATACCCGGAAGGCAGATGTTCATCTCCTTGGTAGGGTCATAGGCTTTGACGGTTTCATAGATGTGCTTGAACATGGCCGTAGACGCTTCATGAGTGGAATAATCATCGCCTTTTTCCAGGTCGATATCCACGCCACTGCACCACGGATACTTCTCCATGATGCGTACAAGTTCTGAGCAGAAATTATCCTGTGCACCGTTTACATTATCACGCAGAGCCTTAAAGATGGAGTTGGCACCGTCATTGGCAACAGTAAGCAGCCAACGGATGTGGGACCATTTTTCAATGTAGGTCAGCATATTGCTGATGGCAACACCGCTCTCGGTAATCGTGCCGGTCTTATCCACCTTGAAGGAAAACAGACCGATGGTGTCGATGCGGTCGCCGTAGTCGCGCAGGGCTTCATACATACGGGAATTACCCATGAAGGTCCAGACCATAATGCGTTTGCCTTTCAGCTTATCCCTCATATCGACACACCTCCATCCGTCATCTGCTGTAATTCAAAAAGAACCCTGGCTGACTTGCCGTCCTCCAAGGTAACCTTGTGCTTGGAGTCCCAAGCGGCACTGTATTGATAAAAGCCCTCTTTCAGTTCGGTCACACCGTTCTTTGTGCATTCCCGCACCGATGCAAGTAGGGCAAGGTCATCTTCCGCAGCGAGGGCATTTGGAAATACGACCCGCTGTCCACCAACACCCTGGGCAAGCTGAACCGAGCCTGCCGCCATATCGGATTTGGGGTAGATATGGATGTCCAGACCGCCGGAGGTATCACCGACATTGCAGATGATGACCGTTTCCGCAGAGCGAACCACGCCATTGAACCACACCTTGTCGCCCTCCACGAGCCGACTTTCGGTATGTGGCACATAGCCTGTTAGTGCCGGTCCCTCTTGTAGCATAAGGTCAGTAAACCAAATCGTGCCGGAGCAGTTGGTGACGGTAGGCTTCACCGTTACACTCATGACACGCATATCCTGTTTCTTGTTTATAACCTCCGCCAGACGGATGAATACAGGATTAGCCATCCAGTGCCCACTTTATCTCGCAGGGATGACCTACCCATCCCGTGGCTACAGAACCGGGCTGCAGCAAGAGGTCAGTAATATAGAAAGTGCCTGTGCAGTTGGTAATGCACACACGCACCGTAATTGATTTGACCTTGGAGAAGTAGCTTTCCGGCGTGATCTTCTCCGAGGTTTTAGAAAAGTAAGCCATAGAGCACCTCCATCAATAAAGATCGATGAAACGGGACTCAATGCTGCCGTCCTCGTATTCGATGACTACCTCAATACCGACCTGGGAGTCACTGCCCAGCTTCTCCAAATCGTCAGAAGCAATCTGCGCTGACAGCGTATAACTGCCACGGTTGGAAGGATATACGGTCTGGGCAAGGCTCAATGTCATGCCTTCCACACCCACAGCCTTGAAGGAAGCCGTGCCGGATGCACCGTTTTCTCCGTCAGCCTCAAAGCCGGAACTGACCCAATAAGCAAGGCCGTCATCGGCACGGGAGTTTCGCAGATGGTTGAATGGCACCAATTCACGGATATCGTTGTTGGATACCATTCCTGTACCTTCCAATGCATCTGCAATGGTATCAATGGAACTGACCGAACTGCCGAGATTTTTCAGCGTAGTGGAAAGTTCCAATACCGTGTTCCAAGGCTCCTGCAGGTTATATTCACGGCGCACGATACGGGTGGTAACGGAAAGTCCCAAATCCTTATCTTCCACACGGACATAATCGCCAAGGTTCCAGGCTTCATGCTCATAGCCCGTCAGAACGGACAAGTCCATCGCATTCAGCACATAGGAAACGGAAGGCTTGCAGTATTCCGCAAGGCGCATGGCCGTGTACTCCTTCATCTGATATGGGTTGGTAAAAGAAGAACAATCCAGAGTGGTAATACGCACTTCCTTGGAATAGGTAAAATCCTCAAGGTAAGGCTTGCCACCGTTGATGTCAGCAAATGTCATGCCGTTGGCACCAACCGCATAAAGCCTTGTTACAAGGGAGCGGGTGTCCACCACACGCTCGATGCTTTTCATGTTCTTCTTGTAGGCAAACAAGGCACCGCTGTCTTTGCCATTTAGCGTCAGCAGATGCACCAGTCGGTTCGGACAGTCAAAAACGAGGTCACCACCGTGAAGGTTGGCAACGCTGCGGAGGATGGACAGAGCGTTCTTTTCTGTGGAAGTCCATGTTCGCTTGGTGGTAACATTGACCGTTCCCACGCTCCACTCGGTATCGGCAAGGGCATACGCCATCGCTACATCCGCAGTTTCCGCATCAAATTTCTTTTCTTCCTTACGGACGGAGAAGGTCAAATCGTAAAACTCTGCCTCGGCATAAATCTGCGTGACGGTGTTTCCGGTACTGTCCTTCACATCGGTAACGGTACGGATTTTATACACATCATCCACAATCTGGATTTTCTTTTCGTTTTCCAGGTACTTTCGTTTGCTGTCACGGAACGGAATAGAAAAAGTCAGCGTATCCTCACCATTGATTTCGCCTGTAACGATGATATCGTAGGCATTCTCCAAAATGGCCTCCCACGCACCGTTATCATCAAGCACCACAGGACGGGCATAGCCGATTTTCTCATAAGGAGCCTTCGGAATGTCATAAAGGCGGATATCTATGAGTTTCGGTGTTTTGCTTGTATCCGTAGTGGTCAGCGTGACCTTAAAACGGATATAGTTTCTGTTCGGAGATTGCAGCTTGCCGTCCGTTCCGACAGCAACCCAATCACTCCAATCGGTAAGGTCATCACTGGTGGAGGTTTCCACCGATGCCACTGCCGTTGTGCCTGCCACATACTCACTTGTATAGGACACCTTGCCCGTACCGGAGAGATTACACTCTGCCGCCTTGGTATAAAGAACACCGCTTTCCGGATAGACACCATCCGTTGCTTTCAGCGTTACACCGCTTGCATCGGTAAGAGCATCCACATCAGCGGAACTGTCAGCACCGTTACAGAGAATGGTGGCATTAAAATAGTCCACCAAATCATCTGCCGTAAGTTGTGAATCGCAATCTAAAAACCAATCGTCAAAGCCTCCTGCATAATAATAGCTTGTGGCGTGCATACCGATAACCAGATCCGCCGTGCAGGATGCATTCAATGTTCCAGTAAAGGTCAGAGCATCCGACTTCCACACTTCTCCTGTGGAACGGTCGCCTACCACATAGGTGAACTGCTTGTTATTCGGTTCAATGACTCCTGCGATAAAATACCAACCGCCATTCTTCAGCGTGAAGGATGGGGTCACGGTCTTATCGAGGATAAGACTGCCAGAAGAATTATAAAGCATAATTCTCGGCTTGCCGGAATACAGAGACAGATAAAAAATAGGCTGCCCTGGACCGTAACGGGTATTAAATATCGGACAGA